TAGGATATAAGATTAAGCAAGGTCTAGACGTAGATACCATTAATCTTTTAGCAAAAGGATTCCCGAGGGAATCGCCTATTTTACTTATTATTTGTTCTGTGGTGTAACTGGCAACACGTCTGTTTTTGGTACAGAAGAGTATAGGTTCGAGACCTATCGGAACAACGTAAATAAATTAATAAAAAAAACTTGTATATAACAATTATTTGTTGTATATTGTATAAGTAATAACGCGGAAGAGGAGTTAAAAGAAACTCGTTTATCATCCAGATAGAAGATGTTGGGGCAGTTCCAACCTTCCGCTCAAGGAAAATGGTTAAAGATTGGGATAAAGCCGCTCAATCGAACAGCCAATTTATTGGCCGTGGGTTACCGGTTATCATTTTCTAATAACGCGGGGGAAGAGTTAAGAGAAACTCATCTGACTACCAGTCAGAAGGAGGTGGGGCGGTACCACCTCTCCGCTCTAACAAAGAATGGTCTTTGTTTATTTTTAACAATTAATAATTATTTTTTTATGAAAAAAGTATTTCTTTTATCAATGTTTGTAGTGGCTCTTGCTTCATGTACAAATACTAACAAAGCTACCGAGTCTACTCAATTGGATAGTGTAAGTGTTTTAGTTGATTCTACATTAACAGAACCCATTCTATCTACTGATACTGCTGAAGTTTTAGATTAAGTTACGAGTCGAACACTCTGACTATATCTCAAAAGCCCGAAGTACACGGGAACGAAGATAGAGTTTTCATCCCATAAGAACTGATACTCTCCAAATCGTAGGTTGGCACAGTTTGTAGTCTGAGGATATTTTAAAACTACACCTGCGAAAGTAGCTCAGTTGGTAGAGCATCACCTTGCCAAGGTGAGGGTCGCCGGTTCGAACCCGGTCTTTCGCTCACAATATTAAAATGGAAAATAGTACATACTCTATAAGAAAATTGTGGGAACACAAAAGTACATCATCAATTATTTTGGTGATGTACGAACTTATAGAAAATTCCAATTGGGTTCCTTCTGAAAAAAAGAAATCATATGCTGTTATGAAAGGAATTATCACTTACACAGATAGAGGTGATGATTTATTAGAACACCATAGAGATTATTTACGAGACGAATGGAAACTTGCTTGGTCAAATCAAAAAGATAATTCAGTTAAAGAACAAGTCAAGGAGTGGTTATTAGAACCACCATTTTAAAAATATGATATATTGGTTTTATGGTCAACCTGGTAGTGGTAAAACTACATTGGCTGGAACGTTAAAAGAACATCTTGAATTAAATAAACACCATCGTGTTAAACACATAGATGGTGATGAGATGAGACGTATATTCAGTAATACGGATTATTCAAAAGAAGGTCGATTGAAGAATCTTAGAAACATAAATAACATTGTTCGTTATTTGGATTACACAGGTAATGACGTTGTTGTCTCTGTCGTATCTCCATATAAAGAAGTCCGAGATGAGATGCTTGATTTAGATATTAAGTTTTACCACATCCATACTAATGAACTACGAGGCAGAGAAGATTACTTTGTTAAGGACTTTGAACCAACTGAGTCTGATTTAAAAATAAATACTACACATAGAAACCCAATTCAAATTATACATGAAATTTTCACTTTATATAGGTAGATGGCAGCCATGGCACGAAGGCCATCAATGGTTGATTGACCAACAACTCAATCAAGGTAATAGAGTATTGTTAGCAATACGAGATGTTCAACCTGATGAAAAGAACCCATGGACCGCTGCACAGGTTTATAAAAACCTGGTAAAGTTACACTATGAGTATATAAAACAGAACAAAATTAAACTAATGATTATACCTGACATTGATTCGGTTAATTATGGAAGAGGTGTTGGTTATGATATCATAGAGCACATACCACCAACTGAAATTCACGACATATCAGCAACAAAGATACGTGAACAACTTCGTAAAGAAGGAAAGATTTAACAATTATTTAACATAGGGGGCTTGTATAAGTCCCCTTTTTTTATTATCTTTGTTATGTATTAAGATGAGTAAGAAAAAAACATATCAAGACAAATTGGATTTCAACGGCGGCTGGTCTGTTGGCGAGGCTGCTCGTAATATTGGTATAAAAACTACCGAACAAGCGTTAGAAAGCAAGAAAGTCTATACTCGTAAAGATAAACACAAGAAAGATTTAACAATTTCTTAACATTAGAAATTAGGTTAATCAAAAAATATTCACTACATTTACATAGTAATAATAAGAGATATGATTAAAAATAAAATGTCCTATTCATCGTTCTGGCTCGACTCCTCCATGTTTGATGATGACCACGATGACAATGCTACAAGTGTTGAAAAGAAGTCAAACGACCTTATGAAGTTGATGGCCTATAAAAGGTCTATTGGTAATTTCGTTAACATTGTAACCGGAAAGAATATTCCCGTGACCTTTGATGCTCGTGGTGAAGAGTCTTATACTAATGGTACTGAGGTTGTAATCTCCGCTAAATTGGATGACAATGAATTTGACCCTGTTGTTGGGTTGGCGTTACACGAGGGTTCTCACATTGCGTTAACCGATTTTAGTATCTTAGAAAAACTTCGTCATGATTACTTCGTCCCTGATTCGGTTGACACAGAATTCTTGATTAAAAAATATTCGCTAGAACCTACTGAACTTTTGCCATGTAACTATCTAATCTATAGAACCATTGGTGATAATTTAAAATCACTTCTTAATTATGTTGAGGACCGACGAATTGATAACCATATCTATACCACCGCTCCGGGGTATCGTGGTTACTATGAGGCGATGTACAATAAGTACTTCCACGCTAGTGTGATTGACAAAGGGCTTCAGTCTTCTGAATATCGTACTGAAGATTATGACTCTTATATGTTCCGTATCATTAACCTAACTAACGAACACCGTGACCTTACTGCTCTAAAGGGTCTTCGTGAAATTTGGGATATACTTAACCTTCGTAATATAGCTCGACTTAAAACATCATGGGATTCACTTGATGTCGCCGGCGCCATTCTAATGGTTATTGAAAAGTATGTTGAAGTTTCTGATGGTCAACAATCATCGGATGGTGGTAAGGGTGAACCACAAGAGGGTGGTCATGAAAATGGTGAGTCTCCTATGAGTGGTGATACTGAAGACCAACCTACTTCTGATAATGGAATGAGTGCTAGTGGTAAAGGTGAGTCATCCCCATCTGATTCTGATGATGGAGAAGAAACTGACCAAGAAACTGACACACCAAGTGGTGAGTCATCTGTTGGTCCAAATGTGAATGGGGCTGGTGGTCAATATGAACCGCTTTCAGACCGCCAACGAAAGATGTTGGACAATGCTATTCAAAAACAAAAAGAATTCCAAGATGGTGATATCAAAAAAACCAAAATGGCTAAAGGTGATAAAAATAAAATTGATACTTTAGATAAGGCTGATATTAAAACTGAAGTTACTGGTAAGGGGGTCAATCATGGTTACTATGGTGGTCTTTCTTCAAATGGGGTTCAGACCTATATCATTAATAATTTAACAAAGAATTTGATAGATTCTAATATGGTTGGTATGTTGAGTCGAAGTGACTGGACTTACTCTCGAAATGAAGTTCATATACTGAAAGGTATTCGATTGGGAACTATGTTGGGTAAGAAATTAAAAACTCGTAATGAAGAACGTATCTTGACTACACCACGAATGAAAAGTGGAAAGTTAAGTGGTCGTATGATTCATGAGATTGGGTTTGGTAATTTCTCTATTTTTGAACAAACTTTAATTAACAAATCAACTCCGGTACTTCTTCACCTTTCAATTGACGCAAGTTCGTCGATGGGTGGTGACAAATGGAATAACACCCAAACAGCAGCTGTCGCTATAGCTAAAGCGTCTTCAATGACTGATAACATAAATGTTGTGATTTCATATCGAGGAGTTTATTACGCAAATGGTCGGACTCAACCATTGATGTTGATTGCTTATGACTCTCGTAAAGATAAGTTTTCAAAAATTCAAAACTTATTTAAACACATTACGTATGATGGTACTACTCCAGAGGGGTTGTGTTATGAGGCCGTTATGAAGGAATTGACTGCTACGCAAAATGGTACTGATACTTATCTGATTAACTTTTCAGATGGGTTCCCAGGATTTGATAACTCAGAGATTACGTATAATGGTAGTTACGCTATCGAACACACCGCCGCTCAAATTAAAAAGATTCGTCAAGCCGGTGTGAAGGTATTGTCTTACTTTATATCTGATTATGGAACATATGGTAAAGACCAATTCCGAAAAATGTATGGTAATGATTCTGAATTTATCGATGTCCAAAATGTAACTGAACTTGCTAAGTCCCTTAACAAAAAGTTTGAAGTGAACATTTAACAATTTGATAACATTGAAAGTTTGTGTAATCAATCTTTTAGTGTTATCTTTACTATGTAGTAAAGGGGGAGTGACTGACACTCCAATAAAACAAAAAGTAAATAATTAAGAAATGAAAAATAAAATTAAAGTTAATCAAGTAAATTCAAAAGTGTTAGGTAGTAAGTTATTTATCACAGGTTTAAAAATGGCTAGTTTGGGAGTGAAGCTTCAAGAGTTAGTTGTTAAGGGTAATACTGTCGTTCATCCTACAATGGGGATGTTGTATGAGTATGGAGGTTCTTATATTCGTAAATAATTTAACAATTTGATAACATTAGAAATTTGGAGTTGTGTACCTAAATCACTATCTTTACATAGTAATAATTAATGAGAAATAATAATCGTATGAAGTCACAAAAATCAGTTTACGGAAAGATTGTCGAGAACGATGGTCTTTACCTGTTTGAAGATGCCGCGGGTGTCAAGTTTAATATCCCACAATTTAACGAGGTGGGTACCCCTCTCCATGGTCGGGTTCGTCAGTCGGCAAAACGACCTGATAAGTATGGATTTAAAGTTCGTGTTTTAGGAACTTTAACAAATGGTGAACTTGGGTTCACTCGTGTTCCAATTAGTAAAGTTGAAGAAAACCCTGAATCAGTTGGTAACTTCACATCACCAAATGGTGGTCTTGCTGCTTTAAAATATGAACCTAATATTCCAACGGCTGTTGCTGCTCCTGTAATGACTGAAGATGTCTTAAATTTTATCCACGAAACGTCTGAAGGTTTAAAACCTAAAATGTTGTTCATGAATACTTTAAAATGGAAGTATTTAATTCGTAACATTCTTCGTGGTAAGAACATTATGATGACCGGACCTGCTGGTTGTGGTAAGACTATGGCTGCTAAGGCCGCTGCTAACTCACTTGAGGGTTATAGTACATTTATCATTAACTTGGGTGCTACTCAAGACCCACGAAGTACCTTAATTGGTAATACTCAGTTTGAAGCTCAAAAGGGTACGGTGTTTAATCCCTCACCATTTGTGAAGGCTATTCAGACTCCTAATACTGTAATTGTTCTTGATGAGATTTCACGGGCTCACCCTGAAGCTCACAATATACTGATGTCAGTTCTTGACCAAGGTCAACGATACCTACGATTAGATGAGGCTGCTGATGCTCCTGTTATCAAGGTCGCCGATGGTGTTTCTTTCATTGCTTCGGCTAACATCGGTAATGAATACACAGCCACTCGTCAACTTGACCGGGCTATCATTGACCGATTCCAATTCATTGAGATGGATACGTTGACAAGTGAAGAGGAATTCTCTTTACTTCAAATGATGTACCCATCTGTGGATGAGACTCAACTAAAAGCTGTTGGTGAGATTACTTCTATGACTCGTGCAGATGTTATGTCAGACTCACCTAAGTTAACCAACTCACTTTCAACTCGTACTGCTGTCGAGATTGGGTCTCTTCTTTACGATGGATTCTCACTCGCTGACGCTGCTGAGATTACTATTTATCCATTGTTTGACCAAAGTGGTGGTGCTCAATCAGAACGAGTTTATATGAAACAATATATTCAGAAGTTTTTAGGTGACCGACCTGCTGATGAAAACCTATTCAATATTGAGGCTGATGATATTTCTAATCCATTTTAATTATGGCATACAATCCGTTCCAATGGTGGACCTCACATATTAAAAATAAACGATTATCTTCAAAAGCACATTTGTTTGACAAGATACAAAATAAAGACTTCGATTACTCTAATTATTTTAATGAAGCAGAGGTGGTTCGGAAACGAGCCGCCTTCACCTTCGAAAATACAATGAAAGAAACCGGAACTTATACAATGGCCCGTGTGGCATCTCGTATGGATAATATCCGTGCTATGAAATTGTATGAGACTGCTCATAAACATGAGTTTGGATTATTAAAGGAATTACGAAGTGAACTTGAAAAGCAGTTTGGATTTGACCTTTGGGATGATATGATGAAACAACCCCCAATGGACTTAGAAGAACTTTACGATTTCTATTGTCATGAAAAAATGCGTAGAAGAGGCTTGGATATTTAAAATTAATGTTGTATATTTGTATTGATGATATTTGACCCTACTAACGAATTAACCGATGACCAACTTGAATTGTTGTCTGATGATAATTTATTTGAGTATTTAGATGCTAAAGCTGATTACTTAAAACAATTCACAAAACCATTAGACACACATCACCTTAAACAATTTAGTGCGGCTGATATGGGTCTTCGAAATAAGGAGGTTACCTTGGATGATTTAAAACGAATTAAGAAGTTAGGTAAGGAAAACGAGATGTCTACATTTGACGAAGACGAGTCTATTGAGTGGAAAGAAAAGAAACATGAAATGTTAAAACGAATTGGTGTTAAGAATGTAAAGACACACCGTTCACAATGGTTTGATTAATATGGGATTTAATAAAAGACATTTACCGGCTAAACACATATTACAACAAATGGTATACGACCATAGTGTTGAATGGGTTGTCAAGAACTACGCATCAGCTGATGTGTTGATTGGCGATGGCGATTCAGTTGACTACATTTACGAACTTCAAATACTCGTTAATAATAACATAAAAGACCCGTATTTTAAAAATAATTTAAATAAATGACACACAAAGAACAATCAATTACCGCAAGTAGATATCAAGACCATGGTGGTAACTATGGGATACTTGTACTACCTGCTGGGAAACAACATGATGGTAAAGAATGGATTCAATTCTATCACACCATCTTTGAGGACTACCATGAGGGGAGTCCAAATGGTCAATACAAACTTGTCGATGAGTTTGAATTGATTCAAATGTTGGGTACTAATTATATCGAAGAGTTTAATCAAATCTAAAATCAAATCTAAAATAAATTAAATTATGGCGTATTACATTGCTAAAGTTAACGTTCATCATGAAGATGACAAAGGTCGAGTAAAAAAAGTAGTTGAACAATATCTTGTAGATGCTGTGTCAGTTACTGATGCTGAGGTAAAGGTGTTTGGAGAGTTCGATGGGTCAAACCTTGAATTTGAAGTAACTGCTGTTGTTGAGACAAAAATTGTTAAGGTTATTTGATGACATTTGATATTGGACACCAAGTTGTAGTGAAATTAAACGGCACCCACCGAGTGGGTGTTGTTTCTTCACGAACAAGACTTAAACGAGGATTAGTTTACTCTGTTATTTTAGAAAATGGAAAAACAGTTGATGAATGTTCTGTTAATAAAATTTTATCTGATTGTCATATTGTAAGAGGACTTACTAAAACATTAAAAAATGAAAAAAGAAATAACACCCAAGATGATTCTGAACCGACTTCAGAATAAGGTTTATAAAAAACACCCTAATGCCGCAACTCAATTGTCACGGGAAGGGAAGTATTATATATCAGATGGTAAAGGTTCAATAGTCGGTGAAGAATTGTTGATTCCTCCACAATCTAACTTACTTGATGCATGGAAATGGGCTGCTGAATCAGTTCGGTTTGAACAAAATATTAATCGTACACATCCTATGAAATACGATATGGCATTTAACGAGAAAAAATTTGACCGAGTTTCACGAAGAAATCGTAAAAAGAATACTTAATTAGTTTTGTTTCTATATTTATTATAAATAATAATACAATCGTTATGAAACAACACAACAAGACACACCGAGGTTATGTAAATAACTCATTCGGTACATCAGATTCAGAAGTACCTCGATTAGATAAAGCTTATGGTACGAAATGGACTACAATTGATTTTGCATTCAATCAAGATTTAACTCCTGACGATTACCCAATCAAAAACGCAACAAGTTTGGGAACATTAATCATTGGGGATACTGAAATTGATTTGACTAAAGCTGAATGTGATAAGATTATGAATACTTTACACGAAGCTATTCAATCTTCTCAAAAGAGATACCGATTAGGTATTCTTTAATTAAATAATTTTGGCTGATTCGGATTTATTCAAACGATTGTTTGATACAAAGGTTGATACTCATTCTGAGATTTCCGATTATTTGAGTAGTGGGGTTGACGCAATCATTCGTGAAAGGAGAGACCCCTACTATACCATTGTTAAAACTAAATTACACGACAATTATTTGTGGTCAGATATAGTAGTAGATGATATTTATAAGCGGCATATGATGGATAAGTTGACATCTTTATTTTGGAAGTTTACAGATACTCAATTATTTGAAAGACATTTCATCGAAATTTGTATGGAATATGTTAAATCAAATAACACAGCTATATCTAAATCAGGTTTAATTTATTTAAATAACATGAATAGTTCCATCGGTAAATACTTATTATAAAGGAGATTTATATTATGTATGAGGATGAGGATTGGGCTTGGGATGAATCTGAGTATAGTTTCTTTATGTCGTTACACGATGAAGACAAACTTGAATATATGTTTGATTTCTTTAATCATGATAATACAGATATAACTGATGATGACTTTGATTTTGATTTTGAATCCGAGACGCCACATACTCAACGTGTTGATGTAGAGGTATTAATTACCGATTCACATTTTACTATTACCTGTTCTAAATCCGACGTACTTGATAGAACTATTTTAATGTTTATGATGGATGGGTATATATTGATACATCAGCAAACAAAAGGTAACACTCGTATATATAAATACGTAGGCACCACTTTACCCCGCTCGGTAAACTGACATATTGTCATAAAATATATGATAAAGTGTCATATAATACACATTTGGTGTGTATTTTGTCCTATTAAAGGAACATTAACATTAAAAAGGGTAATATATGACACTATTTGATTCAACATTTCACACCATGATGTCAGACATGGTTTCTGGTGGATGGGATAACCACCAAATTTCTGATAAAACTACATACTTAAAAGATGATATATTAACTATGGAATTTGAAGTTCCTGGTTTATCTAATAAGGATATTCAAGTTTGTGTAGAAGACCGAGTTTTGGAAATTAAGGCAGAAAAAGAACACCGCGCATTTCATAAACGATATAAAATCCACAATGCGTTTGATGTCAATCTCACGGAAGCGATTGCTAAAGATGGAATCCTTTCGATTACTATTCCGAGATATGAAGACCGAAAGGCTAAGCGAATTGATGTTAACGTTAAGTAATGATTAGATACGAATCGATAAATTATAATGACACTATATTTCTTGTGTTACGAAAAGTACGAGAGTCTCATAATCCAATTGTAGAAACATGGAAAGCACACTTAGATGCTGATACAGTTCTACGTAAGGATGGGTGGTATTACTTTTGTAGAAAAGTTACGGATATCGATTGGGAAGAAATTTAACAATTATTTAACATGGGGGGCTTGTTTAGTCCCCCTTTTTTTATTATCTTTAAATATAAAATATAAGTTATGACAAATTTAGGTTATTGTTGCATCAATATGACATTGAGCAAAAAGAAAATTACTACTAATCGTGGTATGATTAAACGTACCTTCCTTAATGAGGGTATCAGTAGGTCCTCAGACCTCGCTGTATTGAATGCTAGGGATTTAATAGAGATTATCAAGTGGAATCATCAAAATGGCTTTAAACTCTTCCGTATGAGTTCTGATTTAGTTCCATGGTCAAGTGAATTTCAATTAAAGGATATGCCTGAATATAATAAGTTTTCATTATTACTTAATGGAGCCGGCCATTTGGCTAAGAATTATGGTCAACGAATAACATCACATCCCGGACCATTCAATGTATTAGTATCTCCTAATGAGAATGTTGTTAAGAATACGATTAGAGACCTTTCTACACATGGAGAACACTTTGACCTTATGGGATTAGAAAGAACCGCCTACAACCTTATTAACATCCATTGCAATGGTGTATATGGTGATAAGCAATCTGCTATGGATAGGTTTTGTAAAAACTTTGAAAAATTACCCGAATCAGTTAGACTCCGGCTGACTGTAGAGAATGATGATAAAGCATCGATGTATTCTGTAAAAGATTTAATGTATATTCACGAACGGATTGGTATACCCATTGTATTTGATTATCACCACCACTCATTTAATACAGGCGGACTGACCGAACAAGAGTCACTTGAATTAGCAATGTCTACTTGGGGTGATGTTAAACCACTTGTACATTATTCTGAATCAAGAACGTTAGAAGAGGTAGGTGTTAAACCACAAGCACACTCAGACTTTATATATTCCGAAATCAACACATATGGTCATAACCTTGACATTGATATCGAAGCTAAGATGAAAGAGTTAACAGTATTAGATTACATTTCCAAATTTAGTAAACACCCAATAGGGCATAATATGGGGAATGCTTGTTAATATTATTAATAATAAGTTTGCTTGATATTTATTCTTAACAAGTTGCTTACTTGCTTAAAGCTTTAGATTTAAACTTTGTTTATATAAGTACAATTCCAGAAGTTAATAAACGTAAGAATAACGGAGAAAAATGAAAAAACTTATCAACAAACAAAATGGATTTATTTTACTGATGATTATTAGCACCCTTGCATTAGCAGGTTCTGCTGCTTATTATTCGGTGATTGGATTAAGCTCACTATTTGCTGGAGCCAGAAATGAAGTTATCATAATGGCAGGTGCTTTGGAATTTTCCAAACTTATTATTGCTTCGTATTTACACAACCACTGGAATAAAGCTGGGTGGATGAAGTGGTATTTAACTATGGCAGTGGCGGTCCTTATGGTAATTACATCAGCCGGTATCTATGGATTTTTGACATCAGCATATCAAACCACCGCTGACAAATTGGGGGTTGTTTCAAAACAAACTGAGGTCATTGAATTAAAAAAAGGTAGATTTGAAGAACAACTAACTTATTATAATGATGAGAAAAGTAAATTAACTGAATCTATAACATCACTTCGTAATGGGTTATCCAATAACAAAGTTCAGTATACAGACACTAAAGGTAATCTGATTACCACCACGTCATCATCACAACGGAAGTCGCTTGAGAGTCAAGTATCATCGGCTGTAAGTCAACGGGATGTTATATCAATAAAAATAGAATCACTAACCGATTCAATCACAAAATTAGAACTTCAAGTTTTAGACTTGGAAACTAATAACGAAGTAGCCGCTGAAGTAGGGCCGCTTCGTTATATGTCGGAAATAACCGGCAAACCTATGAATACTATTGTAAATTGGTTCACCCTTTTAATTGTATTCGTATTTGACCCATTGGCACTTTCAATGGTAATTGCATTAAATAAATTAACAACTAAAACTAAAAAGGAAGATGATGAACTCAGACTTAATTTTGACATTAATAACACTAATGGTAACGATAGCGGCCATGGGGTTTCTGATTGGGATACCAATAATGAAACGACTAAACGAAAAGTATCTAAACTCCAAGTCGAGTTGGGAGAGGTCGGAACGGCAAATGAAAAACAAACTAAATCGACTGACAGCAAGGAAGTTAGCCCTCAAACAGAAGCTCCAAAAAAAGAAACTCCAAAAAAAGAAAAAATAACATTTATCCCAACTGATGAAGATGCTGCTAGATTGTTATATGGAGAGAAACGTAAACAAAAACATACCTACACGGATGTACTAAAAAGAAGTTAATAAATTTGGATATTTGAATTATTTTTCGTATATTTGATTTAAATAATAAAGAATTATAAACAATATGGATGAGCTATACACAACTACCACTGGTACTATAGGGGTAAATTACGAACAAGAAGATAATGAACACCTTGAAGATATTCATCGTAAATATTATCGTGAATTTGATTATGGAATTGACACTACTGATAACGTAATTTTAATTCAAGATGAAATTGAATCGGGTCTTATATTTGATGTTATAGCTAAAGTCAGATTACTCAAAAAAATTAATGGTAATATTGACCATATTAATATCCTTCTTAACTCACCGGGGGGGGATGTGATTGAATGTCTTGGTTTGATTGACTTTATGAAGTCGCAAGAAGAACAAGGTATTAAATTTAATATCATTGTACGTGGGATGGCTATGTCCGCTGCTGCTTTATTATTAACGTGTGGTACTGGAACGAGAGCCGCAAGTAAACATTCCAAAATTATGGTACATCAGATGTCGACCATTGTTGTGGGTAAATTGAGTGATGTAAAATCAAACGCAAAATTCTCTGAAGAGTTAGAACACGACTGTAATCAATTAATGGCTGACAATTCTAAAATGGATAAAGCGTATTGGGAAAGTATCTCGTCATCTGATTATTTCATGTCAGCTGAAAAAGCCCTTGAGTTGGGACTAATCGATAAAATAATTTAAAATAATATAAAATGGAAAATTTCTTTACTGCTGAAGAACTTTTAGAAAACTATGAAAAGTTTCGTAAGTTAATCAACCAAACTTTTACAGGCGAACGGCTTGACTCTCTAAACAAAATGTACGACCATTTTGAGGAACGTATAATTTATACACCAGCCTCATCTGTTGAACACTATCACAATGCGTTTCCAGGTGGATACGTTGACCACGTACTTCGTGTAACTCATAACGCTCTTAAAGTATATGACCTGTACTCTGAATTAGGTGGAGTTGGTGATTATAGTATAGAGAGTTTAATATTCACAGCACTTCACCACGACCTTGGTAAGTTGGGTACGCCTGAATTAGATTACTATATTAAGAACGATTCGGATTGGCACGTAAAGAATCAGGGTAAAATTTACAAGACCAATCCTAAAATTCATTGGATGAATCTAAACGACAGAACGTTCTATCTATTAAATTACTTTGGTATTCAATGTACTCAAGAAGAATGGATTGGTATTAAACTTACTGATGGGTTGTATGATGAAAACAATAAAGAGTATTTCATTAAGTATAACAAGGATGATGCATTAAAAACATCCATACCATTTGTAATGCACACAGCGGACTTATTTGCGGCACGATTTGAAAACGAACGATGGATGACTCAGTTAACCCCTGTAAAGTCAACTCGTAACCCAAATGGTAGACCTGATACTAAAGCTAAATTAGCAGATGCGTTTGAACGTAATGGGGCTGCTCCAAATGTGTTTGACGCATTTAAAGATATTGTAGAGGATTAATTATGATACTAACTATAGTAATATTATCAGTTGTAACATTGATATTAGGATACACAACATATAATCTTCTTCGTAAAATTGAAGCATTTGAAGATGTTATTTTAGAACAAGAACAGATTATAGGAGATACTGCTTCAAGGGTAGATACCGCTATGACTCGTATGAAAGACATTGACCGAATTGGTTCATTTGAAGCTGACGACGAAACTGGTGAAGTTTTTAAACAAATGTATGAAATTATATCAAATTTAGAGAAATATTATGGGGAGACCGAAATCGAAGAAACGAAGTAAAAGGTATTTTACATCTATAACGGAAATCGCAATCAACGCATATAATGGATGTGATGACCCACGATTAAAGAATAAAATCTACAACCGATTTATTCATTACCCATTTGACAAACTAGCAGAGAATGTAATTCACACTTATAAGACGTATTACTTTGATGTACCATATGAGGATGTAAAAGCAAATGTTGTCTCATTCTTAAATGAAAAGATTCACAAGTTTAAAGGTGAGAACGGAAGAGCATTCTCATACTTTACAGTTATCGCACGAAATTGGTTATTCAATGAAAATAACGCCAATTACGCTCGTATGAAAACACGTGATGATACTGATAAGATTGACCTACAACGAAATATTACAAATGAAATTTGGGATGAGAAACACTATGAAATGCAAAAAGACTTCATGGACTATTTCGTAACATATTTAGATTATAATATATTTGATTTGTTTGATAAAGACCGTGATAGAAAAATAGCAGATGCTTTAACTGAAATATTCAGAACACGAAACAATTTATATTCATACAACAAAAAAGCTCTCTATATACTTATTAGAGAACGAACTGGAGTTCAGACACAATACATAACAAAAGTTGTTAATCGTATGAAAATAATATATGGTAACTTGTATACGGACTATTGTAATAGCACATCATTATCTATAACGCATCGATTACAGGAGTTTAAATGACCAAAGACGAAGAAATATTTAAAGGTAAATCGTTCTCTGATTTAATGTCGGACATCTATTCTAATCAAAAAAAGAAAGACCGGCAAATTAAATTATTGATTGCGCAGCTTGAGCCTATGGTAAAAACTATAGACCAAGCTGCTGCTGTAGTTCCACTTATCAAAGAGTATTTGGACATTTCAGTTAGAAATGATGACGCACTAATCAAACTTGCGGCTATTGTTCAGAGAATGATGAAAGATAACGCTTCAGCAGAATCAGGTGGATTTGTATTATCAGAAGACGAAAAACGTCAATTAATGGATGCTATTGATGAGGTTGAAAAAGACCTACCCAAAGATGGAGACGATGAATGATTAGCGGTGTAGTTGAATCAATAAATTTAAACGATGAAGCCGATGCTGTAAATACAATATGGGTATCGGTAATTGGGAAGTCACGAAATCTAATTAAGTGTTCCCCATTAAATATGCATATTAAAAATATACCAGTTCTTGGCGAAATGGTATATTTAGTTAAAGGGCCAGCGGACACTTCCTCTGGTACCGGTAATGGTGATAAGTATTATTACCTAACACCCATTGGTATACACCGAAACATAAATCATAACGCATTACAAGCATTCACCGAGTTATCATCAAATGGAAATAGTAGTGGTATATCCCAAGCATCGGCAGGAGTACCATCTGTTAGTGCGGGCGATAGCTCTGTAAACTTTGGTATTGGATTTGATGAGTCACCCTCTATATCTCAAATTCAACCTTTTCTTGGTGATGTTATATTTGAGGGTAGGTTTGGTCAATCCATTAGATTTGGATATACACCACAAGGTACTACATCAGGTGATAATAAAGTATCGCCATCATCAAAGGAACCATCTTGGACCTCAACCACACCTCAGTCACCAATTACAATAATTAGAAATGGCGCTGGAGATTCTGCTGGATACAATAAGATTGTAATTGAAGACATTAATAAAGATGAGGCATCCATATGGTTAGGGTCTACTCAAAAGATAGGTCTTACCTCATCCAACAAATTTACATTAGGTGTAACTCCAGCATCTCAATACAATAAACCTCAGATAATATTAAACTCTGATAGAATTGTATTAAACTCAAAAACAGACTCAGTACTTATTAGCGGTAAGAAATCAGTAAATGTATCAACTACAAATTGGAAAGCTGATATGGATGTGATATTCAGTCAGTTGGAATCGATAACTGATGCACTATTACAATTAGCACCTGCCATAACCGCAGCTACTGTAGCAACTGTTCCAGTTGCAAGTCTTACTACGGCAGGACCTCAACTATTATCTACGATAACTCAGGTAAAAACTCAGTTAACATTAATGAAACAATAATTATATATAAACATATTTATTACTATGGACACGACTAAAATAATAAAAGCTATTCAAATTATCGTTAAGGAAGAGATTAAGAAAGAAATGGTAAAACAAAAGAAAGCCATTCGTGAATCTATCCTTAAAGAGATTAAATCAGCATCCGCCAAATCTCAACCAACTCAAGTTGAAAAAGACCCATTGGATATTGACCATATTTTTGAGCAAACCAAATTACCTAAAAAACAAGTTTTTAAATCAACTGGATTCGCAGACCTTTTAAATGAAACTGCTGATAGAGGTGAGTGGAGAAGTATTAATGGTAATGGTGGTTCGTTTGGAACCAACGCTGCTGCTGCATGGGGCGGTTCTGTTGGCCAACAGCCAAATACTTTACAAAGTATAGATGGTAAATCTTTACCGATAGAACAATTACAACAAACTGAGGCTGGTACTGCTGTAGTAAACGCACTAACAAGAGACTATTCTTCATTGATGAAAACCATCAATGCGAAGAAAGGTAAATAATGGCTCAAAGAAAAGAATATAAAATACATCCGTTAGACCTTAAAAGAAATGTAGCAATTGGTGTTATGTTACCATTGGGTGGTTCTCCAATGTTTAAATTATCATATACAACAGAAGAGCAAGCTATTTCAAATTTAAAAAATCTACTATTGACAAGAAAGGGAGAACGACCATTTCAACCTTTATTTGGTACGGATATATATTCTTTATTATTTGAACAAATGGACCTTGGTACATCTAACAAATTAAAAGAAACTTTAACAAATGATATTAGGTTTTGGTTACCATATATCATTATCAATGAACTGACAGTTAACCAAGAAGATGACTATAATAGAATCAATATAACATTATCTGTTCAGGTTACGGAGAATGGTGCAAACACTCCTATAGTTATTAAGATAACCGAACAAGGAAACGTATCTATCGTATAAGGGATAATAATGGCAGACAAAGTTAAAAAAAATGTAAATCTAATAGGGAAGGATTTTGGGGATATCCGCCAAAATCTTATTGATTTTACAAAAAACTATTTTCCACAAACCTTCAATGATTTTAACGAATCATCTCCGGGGATGATGTTTATGGAAATGGCATCGTATGTAGGTGATGTACTTTCCTATTATACAGATGTTCAATTAAGAGAATCAATTCTTGAGCAAGCACAAGAGAAGTCAAATGTATTTACAATCGCACAATCGCTTGGATACAAACCGAAATTATTTGTTCCCGCTACAACAAACTTAACGATGTACCAAATCATACCATCAAAGGGATTTGGCGACGACGTTAGTCCTAATTGGGATTATGCGCTCACCATAAAAGAAGGTATGATTGCAAGTGCTGTATCAAATACCAATGTTGAGTTCTCAACAATCAATAAAGTAAGATTCGCATATTCATCATCATTTGACCCAACTGATATTAGTGTATATGAAATAGACCCAGATACAAATGAGCCTGTATATTACTTACTAAAAAAGCAAGTTAAAGCTGTTAGTGGTAAACAAAAAACACAAACATTCACATTTACAACACCAAAGCCATATGACAAGATTCGATTGGAAGATGTTGATGGGTTGATTGATGTTATTTCAATTACAGATGACGATGGTGATGTCTGGACTAAAGTAGATTACCTTGCACAAGATACTGTGTTTGAGGAATTACCAAATACAACTGACTACTCTTTAGCAATGGCGGCATATGCAAATGAGACCCCATCATTACTAAAACTAAAAAGAGTTCCAAAGAGATTTATAACACGAGTTTCTGATGAAGGTAAAATCGATATTCAGTTTGGGGCTGGGATATCTCAGAACTCTGATGAAGAAATTCTACCAAACCCAACAAATGTTGGTGACGCTTTATATGGAAATAGAGCTGACCTTGACCAAGGTATCGACCCATCAAACTTTATGTATTCAAAAACATATGGAGTCGCACCATCTAACACCACATTGACTGTTACGTATCGTGTTGGTAATGGTGTTATTGATAATGTAACATCACAAGATTTAACAACTATAGTTGAACGAGTTATAGAGAATCCTTCTTTAAATTTAGTAACCAGTGTGTATAATGTTGTAGTAAATTCAATTGCTGTAACAAATGAAACAGCTGCTGGTGGCGCTAAATATGAAGAGGAAATTGATGAGGTTCGTAACAATGCAATGGCTTACTTCAGAGCACAAAATAGAGCAGTAACTAAAGAAGATTACTTACTAAGAGCATACGCACTTCCACCACAATTTGGTTCGGTTGCTAAAGCATATGCTGCTCCAGATTGGCAAATCAAAACTTTATTAGATGATGGTATTGATGCCACTCCAAACCAATTGGCTATTAATTTCTATGTTGCAGGCTATGATAGTGATGGTAAGTTCCAAAATCTAAACAATGCTACAAAACAAAATCTACAAAATTATTTGTCATACTATCGAGTTTTAACAGATGCTGTAAATATAAAAAATGCATACATTGTTAACATTGGAGTTGATTTTGAAATCATCGTACTTCCAAACTATAACTCAAATGAGGTTCTTTTAAAATGTATTAACGTATTAAAAGAGTACTTCAAGAATGATAGAATGCAAATCAACCGACCTATTACATTAACGGATATTTATATTATGTTAGATGGTGTAGCTGGCGTTCAAAGTGTAGTTCGTCCTGATTCAAATGGTGAAGGTGGGTTACATATTATAAACAAGCATAGTGGTAACTATTCATCAAATAAATATAATATTGTTGGCGCAACTCGTGATGGTATCGTATACCCACCAAAAGACCCAACTATTTTTGAAGTAAAATATCCTGATACTGATATCAGAGGTAGAGTAGTATCATTATTTTAAGAGGTAACAATGATTTATAGAATATATCCAAAAAAAGACGCAACCATTTACGAAGATACATCTCGTAGGATGCAAAATACTGGCAAGGATGAAATCCTTGAAGTTGGTAAGTTTTATGATGTTACTGATAATACTACCTTATTAGGAAACAGTAGAGCGGTTATTGAATTTGATATTACTTCAATATCACAATCAATTGTCAATGGGGATATTACATCACCACAATATCGTTTGAGATTGGAGAATGTTGAGAATAGCGAAATACAATCAGATTATGATTTATATGTGTTTCCATTAAAAGAGTCTTGGACTGAGGGAGTTGGGTCTGAATCAAATACACCACATAATACAAATGATGTAAGTTGGGTATATAGAAATATATCAAACGATACATGGGATACTGTAAATTCAACAGAAGGTAAACCATTGAATCCCGATTCAATTCCATCGTTAGATGCATATTATGACTTTGCAGCGTCAGTAGGTGGGTTTGAATTAGTAGAACAAATTAAAGGTACACGTGGTGAGTCACCATCGTTATCAGTATCAGATGGTAAATTAATCTTATCAGCATCTAACTATGGTGGTGGTACCGCAAATTTATCCGCTTCATTACAAAATGGTGAGATATACAATGTTGAATTTGATTTCAATAGAGGAAGTTTATCAGGTGTTGACTTTAATGTTGTTAATCCTGATGGGTATCTAATGAATGACCTTATCGTAAACTTTCAAGAATCATTAGTAAGTACAGCCACTTACAAGATGGCATTCACATCAAGTTTCACAGGTGTACATAAATTACAATTTACATTCTTTGATAACAATGGAACAAATGGTTCAGCCGGGTCTATTGATAATTTTTACTTATATTCAGTAGTTGGTGAGACTACACTTGTATATGACCAATTTTCATCAAACTTATCAAGTTTACCAAATACCTATTTTATAAATGAAGGTATCTCAAATATAGATGGAGTTTCGGGCTCTGCTGAAACGAAAAACTATGAATTAGTATTAACATCATCAAACTTTTCTGGTGCTACGTTAAATAGAAAACACATACTACAAGAAAATAAACACTATACCGCTAGTTTTGATTTAGACTCAGGAAACTACCCATCATTAGATGCGTATGGGTCTCCGCTTGGCATTTCATTTACAATACAAACTCCGACTGGTAGAATGGTGGATACTACTGACCTAAATGGATATACCCAATATATTACATCAAGTCAATCACAAACAATAAATTTCCAAGCTAGAGAAGAGGGTGAATATTTATTTAGATGGTCATTTTTTGGAAGTGGTAGTGGTAACTATAGTGGGTCATTTGATAATTTTAAATTAGAATCAACCGACCATGAAAAAAATTCGGCACTATATAACGACTACAAATATGACGCACGTTGGGTAACAAATACTGGTGGTGGTACTTGGTATACTTCATCATTCACAAGTGGTAACCATTATTATCAGCCATTCACAAAATATACCAATAACTTAAACGTAGAGGTAACTGATTATGTAAATGAATGGTTAAATGACACTCGTCTTAATAATGGGTTTATTGTAAAAAAATCAAATGAAGATGAGTTATCAAACACCAAATTCGGCTCAATTAAGTTTTTCTCATCAGACACTCATACAATCTACCCACCAACACTTGAGATTCGATGGGATGACACGTCATGGAGTACTGGGTCGCTTGCCCCAATAGCATCAGATGATATTATCTTATATGTTAAAAATCTTGCTACTGAATATAAAGAAACTTCTAAAGCCCGAGTTCGTGTTTTTGGAAGAAACCGATATCCGGCAAGAACATTCGTATCGAATTTAATTAAAGATGTAAACTATCTTCCAACTACCTCATATTATTCGGTAGTTGATGCTGAAACCGAACAAGTGATTATACCATTTGATACATCGTACACCAAAATAAGTTGTGACTCAACATCTAACTATTTTAATTTTTGGTTCAATGGATTACAACCAGAACGATTCTATAAATTTATATTTAGAGTAGACCTAACTGGAACTACAAAATATTATGATGATAATTTCTATTTTAAAGTGGTTAGATAATGGCAGACATTAATAAAAGAGAAGTAAAGAGAAATGGTAGGGGACAAATTGTATCCTATGAAATTGAAGGTGTATTTGATTCAACTAACAATTCACTTCAATATGGTGATGTTGAAATTGGAGTAGATAATGTAATGGTCACTAAGTATATAGAAAGTTCATTCAACGCAAATGTTGATATTAATATCGCTGAACTACAAGACCCAAATTTGGCCAATTATAAAATACCTAATCCATCTATAGTTATGGGTGCACAAATCACTCGTGCTGAGTCCGAAAACGACCCTGCAAATGCAAACTAACCTAATGGATGTAAATAACCAAGAAGGCACATAATCATGTCATTGAAAAGATATTATAATAACGAAGTTGTAATGGGGAATACTCCTACCTATGGTGAAGACTTTTCATTACAGGTAAACCAGGTTGTGCAAACAACACAATACCCATTAACTCAATATGATGTTAAAGGGCAATATCTTGGTGGCATATCAGTACCAACCTCTAAAGAAATTCATGTGTATAGTTCTGATAACTTGTTAAAGTCAAGTTATAACTCTCCTATAAAATATACTATACAAGGTCAACCCAAACTTATCATAAACCCCGAATCTGATTTAAGAGAGCTTGGGTACGAACAAGGGGTTTATTCTTTAAACTATAATTTCTTACATAAACTTGTGGAGTCATGTAGGATATCTGAAATATCTTCAGATAGAACTGAAGTAGTGTTATCATCAAATATTCCGGGAACATTTGAAAATTTACGTGAAATATTAAAAGACAATTCAACTCTAAACTCCATAGCGTATGCTGGGGTTAAAAAAGATTTAGTATTAAATTTTGGAGAAAACAACTTAGCAAACATCATAAATACACTTGTTGCAGGTGAACGTACTGGTGAATACAGAGAGTTACTATCATACCCAACTGCTGTTCTTAATGGAATCGCTACCACATTCATACCTGTAGATGCAAACAAATTTATGTCACTCGACTCATGGGGTACCATGGTCGAGGTATACACGCCCGCTTTAGGACAACCCGCTCTTAATGCAGGTAAATCTACTGGCCGAGCTCGTAGATATTTACTTAAACGAAATAAAACAAGTCGTGGTGAATCAAAATTAATATGGCAAGCGGGTGACAAGCTATTTGGGCTGGGTGACATATATCCCGAAGATGTGAATGAATTGGTTCCATTTTTGTGGGTGCGCGTACTTGATAGCTTAACTAATGTTAGTTACTATGTACCCACCAACGAACGTGAAAGTATATACGATGGTTACCTCGGCTATAGAGTAGGTGTCCATGGTAGTATACCTGTTATGACAAACGGATATGTATGGCCTGATTTTTTACGATTAGAGTATAATAGTTTTGATTTTGACATCAATGGGTATGTTAGCCAATTGATTGTAAAGTTAGACTCACCTCTTAATTCTATATATGGGATTGGGGCTTCACTAACATTAGATGGTAGAATATCTAAATCATATATTGAAAAAATAATTGCATTCCCAAGTACAGCCAGAGATAATAGACCTGACTTTTCGGAACCAAACTATTCATTGGATATGTCCGACCAGGCTGGCGCCTCATCTACAAACTTTGAAACTTGGAATAGTTTATTAGATGTAAACGCAACTACATCACAACAATTAGTTAATTACTATTTTAGTGGGTCGCTGGGTAATGCTAAATTAAATATAGACTACTCCGACTTTAAAAACTTTATACACTTCTCAACAGCTACTGAACGAGTTGATAACTTTGTATATAAACTTCAACAAATTGAATCATATAATTCACGAATCGACTTATTAGAAACAGTAACTGGCTCTGAAGCAATAACAAATATATCACAATCATTAAATCGTAGAGACAAAGTGATTGGTGGATTTGATGAATTTGAAAATTACCTATATTACAATACCGACGCTAACCAATACACACATTGGTCCTCATCAGCATTTACAATAGAACCATACCCAAAATCATCAACATTTCCACATATTCTATATGGAACCACGACCTCTCAAGGTACTGGTTGGTATGCTGGTGTATATGAGTCAGCCTCGTTATACGACGCATTTAATGATGCGGCGCTCCGTAAGATGATTCCTATCCATCTACAAGAAGATGTGAGGAATGAAGAGTATATTACATTTATTGATATGGTAGGTCAACACTTTGATATTCAATGGACCTATATTAAATCATTAACAGACATAAATCGTAGAGAAGAACATCCGAATGATGGTATGTCTGATTCTTTATTAAAAACAATCGCAGATTCACTTGGTTGGAAGTTATCAAATGGATATTCCGATACGAATCTATGGAAGTATGCATTGGGGGTCGAAAGTGATGGTACTTTATACCAAAGCGGAAATCTACAATCTAAAGCTAGACAGCAGATTGTAAATGAGACCTGGAGACGAATTGTCAATAACATCCCATTATTGTATAAAACAAAAGGTACGGCTCGTTCAATTAAAGCAATTCTATCCACATATGGTATCCCACAATCATTTTTAAAGATTCGTGAATTTGGTGGCCCAGCTGTTTCAACAAACCCCAATACCTATGAACAAGAACGATTTGTTTATAAATTACAAGCGTCTCCATCAAAATACATTTCAAACCCATGGGATGATATAAATGGCGATAGACCAAATTCGGTAGAAGTAATTGGTAAGATGCCAAAGGCACATTATCATATTTTACGAATGGCAAGTGGTAGTAGCTATGTAGATTGTTTTTGGGATTATGATTCTGGAAATGAACAAGCTAGGATACGGATGAGTGTCAATGGGTCTGATATAATTTCATCATCATATGTACCATACAAACAACGAAGAGAAGTAGCATTTGCATTAAATTCAGGAAGCGCTTCAATTAGAGCTGGGTGGGTAGATGACTTTGGTGCAGTATTAGCAAATCCACAAGCATCAACATTATCGGTTAATAATACATTTAGTTCCATATGGAACACAAACGTTGGAACAATACAAGTTCCGGGTCCAACAACTGATGGTAATATTTACAACTACGAAACTGCAAGTATCCAAGAAATTAGATATTTCCGTGATGAGATTTCAAACGAAATTATAATTGAACACGCTAAAAATCGTGAGGCATACTTTAGTGATGACAATACTACAGATTTAGATATTGACACGTCGTTTGATAAGTTATCATATAGAATCATGCCGGACTTTAACTTTACAAACACCTCAAGTTTTATAAGGTCACAACATCCAAATCAAAGGTTTACAACTACTGATACAGGATTAATACTATCAGCCTCGTTGATAAACTTTAACTCATCCGACTTAGTTGGTGAGGTAGATACACAATTCACAAAGATACCATCGATGGGTGCTCTAAACTTAATGAACAATAAAATTCGTATTGAATCTTCTTCATTAAACGGAAACCTTGACCCTGATAAATCTCGTGAGATTAGTGAGTATGATTATGCTCCAAATGATTCAAATGTATTAGGTACATATTTTTCTACAACCGACGCAGTTAATAATGATATCTATAATTCAGAAGGATATTTTGAAGCTGATGATTGGGTAGGTGACCCCGACCGTAGATACAATCAAAGCTATCCACTACTTAAATTTAAAGCAAAAAACTATTTCCAAAAATATACAACGGGTACGGCATTAGATATTATTATGGATATGTTGTCAAGATATGATATGTCTGTGTGGTCACAAATACAACAATTATTACCAGCACGTGTTGACTGGCATAAGGGTATTTTGATTGAACCACATACGTTGGAAAGAAATAAGTACAGACGACCACAAGATATTAACATAAGTAGACACGTATATTCGGGTATTATTCCAAATGTCGGTGGAACATTAATAGCGTCAAAACATGATTACACATCAAGTATTGCGTTAAATGAGTTCACACCATCAACTTATAGATATTATATTCCAACACTATCATCGAGTATTGATGCGTTACCACTATCGTCTGAATTCATAACATCATCCACATCTCTTTCAACTGATATTGGGAATTATGCAAGTGATAATTTAGTATATGGTGGGACCTCCTACTCAATTATAAATAGAATTACTAATACTCATTTAGAATTAAATAGTAATTTACAAGTAGCATCGGGTCAATCCGGTACACTTTATTTTAGTGGTAGTTACGAACAACTTTTGGTTGGTATCACATCAAGTAGGTTTGTAACCGACATTACAAATACATCACTTACAGGTTCATTTTCAAATAAGGTTGCCTTAACTTCATCCGCTACAGCGATTGCGATTGGCGCCTCATGGTCATCAGCATTTAACATTACTCAGTTTTATGGAAATAACGCTAAAGTAAGATGTGTTTCAAATACTACACCAGGCGGTGATGTCAACATTTTTTCAACGGGAAATGAAACTGATGGTGAACTCACGCAAATAGGTCCAGAAGGAGCATGGGTAAACATTACCCCACATTCTATTAATCAAACTGTTAACCCAGGAACTGCTACGTTTGAAATTAGTTTTATGTCATCATCATCATATCCACACCATGTATCTTCGAATCTCGTATACCGATACAGTGTTGGGTCATGGCCGGCTGATGTAGCTCAATCTGGAAGTATTGTCTTTGATGATGGTAATGGTGCCGAGAGAACCTATCCAATCTTAGAAAGAATAAGTAATACTGAAATTCGTATTGATACGTCTTCATTCATTCCAAACACAAGTGGTTCAGATGTATCATCGGATGTAATATACAAGTCACCCACAAGTACATCTATTACATTTACAATTGGGGACCCTACTTTAATTACTTATGTAACTGGGGCTAATTACACACCTCTTTCAAATGGGTATTGGGAATATTCCCCAACTGGGTCTACAATATTAAACTCACGAATGTCAAGTATATACCAAGTACCAAAATACTTTTACTCCAATGCATTGTCAGCAAGTTTAAAATTACCGAGCTCATCCTCAATGGTGTTTACTCAAGTTCAAGACACACGACTTGCGTTGTCTATGGAAAATCTATATTACAATGGATGTAAGATTACATCTGACTCATTAACTACCGATTCGCCTGATACGCCTGATGGTGGTCCTGTTGTTGAAATTACAAAAGTAGATTCTAACATATTAGTGTATTCTACTCAAACACCAAATGATGGCGGGGTTAGTACTCAACTTACACCAACAAGTGGAAATCCACGAAAAACACCAGATGATGTACTTTTATCAGTAAACATTAAAAATAAAAAGAAGACTTCAAAACAATCTGCTATATTAAAAGCAAGTGAGTTCAATACATTATCACCTGTCGGGTTCATTCCAAAACGACTCCCATCCATATTAAGACCAACTCAGCAAATGGTGGGTAACAAAGACCCATTTGGTGTTGCAAAAATAATGTCATCACTATATAGTATTTATGGAGGCACTAACGTGTATTTATATGATAGTAATTGGAATGGTGATTGGTCTAAATTGACAAGAGTTACAGGTGGGTCATTTGAAATGATACTAAATGGGGTTCAACACAATAAAGGACAAATGTTACCAACTAATCGTGTTGAAGTTAAAAATGTAAAACTATCGAACGCATCACTTAGTGGTCCATCGAATGTTGTGTTAGATAGAATTTACGTGGTAAGAAAGTCGGATGGGTATATTGTAAGTACACAACAAAACCCAATATACGATACTTCCAAACTAATTAATGTAGGTTATTCTCTATATGATTTAGAGATTAGAGTAGTAGTTGTAACATAAAAACAATTAAAAAGATAAAAAACCATATTTATATGTATAAAAAGGAAACAACATGGGATTTTTAGATAATTCATCAGTAACAGTAGATGCTATTCTCACCAAAAAAGGTAGAGAGTTATTAGCACAAGGTAGAGACAAGTTTCAAATCACTCAATTCGCATTGGCGGATGATGAGGTTGATTATGAACTATGGAACCCAGCACACTCGCTTGGTTCTGATTATTATGGTATTGTAATTGAAAATATGCCGGTGATTGAAGCAATCACGGATGACAATTACGCAATGAAATACAAATTGTTAACACTACCAAAGACAACAACGAGATTGCCATACATTGAAGCATCTCCATCAACAATTGTAACAAATGAGGCGTCTAACTCAACAACAATCACAATTAACACTAAAAATGGTGGTAATGCTGATTTGGGTTATACCGCTATATTGTTAAATTCAGATGCTGGTAGTATTCAAGGTAACGCAGGTGTGCCGGGTAATGTATCACCAATCGTTAAAGTTAATTCTTATAATTCATCACAATCGCAAGCTGTTGTTGGTAAGAACCAATTCATATTCACTTCAATCGCCAATCTACCAAATGACACCGCAATCACTACAAGAATGATTATCATTGGTAATGAGACTGGTGGAAGATTCGAAATTGATATTACTGTTAACCCAATAACTGATGCACAATCTACGATAGTTAATGTTCGTACATTTGCTTAAAAATTAAAAAGGAAAAATTATGTCTGTATTTGAACAAAATTCGTCTGGTGGTAATGGTGGTGGATTTAGCGCTGGGAGCGGTGGAGGTGGTACACCCACTAATCCAATAGTTAATTCAGCCCCACAAACAACATTATCAGACATCGCTGCACAAGACATCCGTATGGATACCACTCCAGTAATTCCAGCCGGAGCTTACGACTATGGGAGTGGTAAAGTATATACCGCATTTACAATTGAAGATGTTGTAGAAGGAAGTAGCCAGCGAGTTACACGTGGGTTATGGAGTAACAATGTTGGTGAATTATCAACATATTGGACTTCATCATTTCAATCCTCTACGCAAAAACAATATTATTATGAAATTTATAATGGGAACCCAACGGTTTCAACAAACGAACCCCAGTTCTCAATTTCATATGGTAACAGTAAAGGAAGTGGTTCTTTAGGAACATACGACGATTCACCATCAAACGCAATATATTCACAATTCCAACAAGTTCTTCTCCCAGCATCACAAACCACATTCAGATTTGGTAATGTTGCACAAGAAGATGTTTATATAATTGGAATCAACCGAGCTAGACTGAGAGATAAACTTGACCCTGGAAATTGGGAATTGGTTCTTTCGGGTTCAGATGGTGAAACTCTTAGATTAATTGATAATAGTGGTGATGTTAATCAATTGGGAAATTCAACATTAAATAAATATAGCGTAGTGTCTGGCTCACTTCTTAATGGTGTATATTCAACCACACAAATCTTTGGGGAAGTATACCCTCAGTTTGGGTGTATCGTGTTAGGTGCTGCTGCATTAGACGCATCAGCATCATTAGGTACTAATAGGGCTTCAAATACAGATGCTCAAAACCATAGAAAAGTATTCACCGCATTGAGTGGTGCTGCTGTAACCAATGCTAATGATGGATTTCAAGCACGAAGTGAAGAGGAAGTAAAATCAACATTCTTCTTTATAAGAGCAAAGAACGCTGAATACAATTTCTCAAATAACCCATCGTATGTTACGGGGTCTAATGGTAAATTAAATCAACAAACATTTGTAGGTGACCCTAAAACTTACATTACACAAGTTGGTTTGTATAATAATGATAACGAACTTTTGGCAATTGCTAAAGTATCAAAACCGCTCCTTAAATCATTCTCTAATGAGATTTTGATTAAGGTTAAATTAGATTTCTAAAAATGACAATATGGGTATGGTATTTAAAAGGATTTTTGGTGAAGGTGTCGTAACACGACCTTTCAAGGCACACAAACGATATGAGGTAACTAATGTTAACTACTCATCTTCTTTTGAATTGTCAATTCTCCGAGGGATATCAGACAATGGTATTTTATTAGAGATGTCCACGTCGGTGGCTGGTCAAATTGGAAGCCAGTCTTTTCTGACAGGCTCCGGTGCAGCCACTACCGAATTAAATAACATCCCTCAAAAAGTAGTATGGGGTAGTCTAAATTCTACATTTTTTAAAAAAGATGGTAGATTACTACACCCAACCGCTTCTATCTTTTCAATCCCACAAAACAAATTTGGTGAGGGGATAAAACCGAAATCGGTCTTTATTCAAGATTATTCATATGACGTTACTGCCACAAGTTTAACTGAATCTAAAATAGACAATATGCATGGGGTGTTATATGATAACGATATACAAACCTCACATTTTCCAAGTGTAGACTCAAATGTGTTATACCTTGGATTTCAAGATGGGACTCTTTCTAAAAATTGGAAGTCTAACTCCGATAAGTCCAACCGAGACAATACTATCATTGCATCAAATTTAAATGTAGTTAGTGGTATCAATGTGACTGGAACACATACTGACGCTAGTGGGTATGCTGTATCTACTAATATAGATTCATCATTGATTATTAAACACAAATCACATTTTCGACACTTAAATAATGTTGAGGGATGGGCTGTGTCTGCTTGGATTAAATTACCAAGCTCGCAATCATATACGGATAGTAATGAAAATGTTTTAATATCAAAACGATATCAACATACCAATGATGAGGCAAGGGATGGTGTTACCTATTCAACAAAAGGAACCCCAATTTACCCATTTGAACTATCAGTATATAACCAATCTACATCTAACAATGGTAAAGTAAAACTATCTGTTAGTGATGGGCTTACCTCTGATAACGAAATAATTACAACACCAACATACAACGATGGGGCATGGCATCACTACCTAATACACCACAGTGGAAGCGGTTATGTATTAGAGGTGGATGGTAATACCATAGGCACACTTCCACACTTTGCAAGAAACACACAAAATAATTACGACATATCAGTTGGGTGTTTGAACTCAAATACAATTAGTGGAACTAGCGCTTCATTTGACGAAGTACGTATTTACAAAACTGAATTAACAACAGATAATAGAAGCTCACTACGTAACAACCATTGGTACAGTGGTTCCGCTTATCAAACAAATAAAGTAGGATATGTTTTCTATCAGCATGGTATGATTGTAGTATCGGACCCACGCCCTAAATATCAAAATATCTTTTTAGGGAATGGGAATTGGGATTACACATCAAAACCATTTCAACTTGATTACAGAGCAACTAAGACTGTTGAAGAGGTTTCTATTTTATGTGAGATTAATAAAAACGAATACAACGTCTCATCAAATCCATCGGTAAGAATAAATAATGAGCTTAGTGAGTATCAATTAAAAGATGCAGTAACCACTACGGACTTTAGACCATACATTACCCAAGTGGGATTATATAATGATAATGGTGAATTGTTAGCGCTGGCTAAATTAGGTTCTCCATTAAAGAAACGAGAAGATGTTGATGTTACAATCAATATAAAATTTGATATAGATTAAAAAGTTATGGCAAACGGAAATTGGAGTCATATCCAAAAACAAAAAGGACACAAGTCCGGCCTTGAAACTAAAATTAACGAACAATTACAATCTCAAGGCGTCGATGGGGAATATGAACAACACGAAGTTCAATATATTATTCCTGCATCGAATCACACTTATAAACCTGATTTTAAATTACCAAATGGAATCTATATAGAATCCAAAGGATGGTTTTTATCCGAAGACAGAAAAAAGCATCTTCTGATTAAAGAACAACATCCCGACTTGGATTTACGATTTATTCTACAGTCCCCAAATGGTAAAATATACAAAGGGTCAAAAACAACTTATGCACAATGGTGTGAGAAGAATGGGTTCAAATGGGCAACAAAAGAAATACCAAAAGAATGGTTGGATGAAAAACCTTCTATTAATTTCTTTGATTATTCAAAATAATGTTGTATATTAGTAGTTATGGAAGAAAGACTACTTGAATTATTAGAGTCCGTTCTTGGTAAATCTAAGAAAACATCGGGTGATAATTATGCGTTTTATTCACCATTCGTTGACCATTACAAACCAAAATTAGAAATTAATATACGAATTAATTCTAAAGCAGACAACCCATGGCATTGTTGGATTTCGGATGAACGTGGTAAAACCATTAAGTCACTCTTTAAAAAACTACGAGTATCTAAACAAAGCTGGGATGATTATAATTCCATCTTTAACAAGTTAAACCGATACTCAAGTGAGTATGATGTATCTGACGTTGTAGAACAGGTTCAACTTCCAAAGGAGTTTCACCCACTCTATGAGAGCTCCAATTCAACTAAAAGGAAACACGCTTTACACTATTTGTTAAATAGAGGATTTAGGGTTGAGGATATTGTAAAATATAATATTGGGTATTGTGAGGAGGGTGAGTATCGTGATAAAGTTATAATCCCATCATATGATGAACGAGGTAAGTTAAACTTCTTCGTAGGTAGGTCATTCTATCAGACACAATATAAACATAAGAATCCAAAAGTATCTAAAGATATTATAGGTTTTGATTTATTAGTTAATTGGGACACCCCTATTATACTATGTGAAGGTGTATTTGATGCTATCGCGATTAGGCGAAACGCAATACCATTGTTTGGAAAATCAATCCAATCTGAGTTAGAAAAGAAAATAATAGGAAATTCAGTAAAAAAGTTGTATATTTGTTTAGATTCCGACGCGTTGAAGAATGCATTGGGGTTAGCAAAGAAGTTTATGTCGTATGGAATTCAAACTCACCTTGTAGATTTAGGTGATGATGACCCATCGGAATTGGGGTATAAAAAAATTAATGAAAAAATATATGGTACACCCCCACTCGATTTACGTAAGTTAATGGAGTACCAACTATTTCGTGTATGAAAAATGTGAAAAAGATTAACATTGGTATTGATAAGATTGGAAAAATTTATCATATAGCCGATGTACATATAAGAAACCTAAAACGACACTCAGAATACCGTGATGTATTTTCCCAACTTTATGGGTACATTCTATCCACAATGTCGGAAAATGACATCATTGTAGTAGCTGGTGATATTGTTCACGCAAAAACAGATATGTCACCTGAGGTAGTTAATTTAACACAAGAGTTCTTTTCTCGACTATCAGACTTACTACCGACTATTGTAATTCCAGGAAACCACGACGCTAACCTAAGCAACCCATCTCGTATGGATGCGTTACAGCCAATTGTTAATGCACTTAGGCTTCCAAAATTACACTACATCCGTGATAGTGGCTCGTGGCATATTGCTAATTGTATATTCACACACCAATCGGTGTTTGACGATTCACCAGGATTCCCATCACCACTTGATGTCGCATTATGCGACCACAAGATTGCATTGTTTCACGGACCCGTTGATAAAATTATAACCGACCATGGGTTTGTTATTGAAAATAAAAAAATAAACGTATCAAACTTTGATGGGTATGATTTAGTATTGTTGGGTGATATTCACAAACCCAACAACGCTGTATTGGGTAATTCTAATATTATGTATCCAGGTTCTTTGATTATGCAAAATCACGCTGAGTCGTTATACCCTGACCATGGTATATTGGTGTGGGATATGGAAACCCTAACAAGTAAATTTGTAACTATACCAAACGAGTTTGGTTATGTTACTGTTGATATTGAAGATGGTAAGGTAGTTTCAAATTCACATATTCCCAATCGACCAAGGATGCGAGTTCGTGTTAAAAACACAAAAACCTCTGAATTAAATAAGCTTATAGCTGAACTTAAAAAAGGTAGGAAAATTGAGGAACTGACTATACAAAAAGTTATTACTCGTAAAGATGGAGGTGAGCATGGTAAGATTACTCTTCAGAACGTGCGTGATGTTGCATTTCAAAATAAGTTAATAGAAGATTTACTTATGGAAACGGACCATCTCACCGAAAATCAACTTGAGGTGGTTAAATCAATTAATGCTGATATCAATGCGAAGTTAGGGAGCCAACGTGTAATTACAAATTCAATATGGATACCAAAGACTTTTGAGTTTTCAAATATGTTTTCGTATGGTCCTAATAATATTATTGACTTTACAAACATGAAAGGGGCATATGGTATCTTTGCACCAAACGCAAGTGGTAAGTCAACCCTTTGGGATGCTTTATCATTTTGTATCTTTGATAAATGTTCACGAACTTCCAAGGCTGAGGATGTATTGAATTACTCAAAGATGTCATATGATTGTAAATTCATATTTGAACTTAATGGAGTCGACTACGTAATTGAGAGAGCCGCTAGGAAGTCTCCTAAGCGAGGTACTGTAAAGGTAGACACAAACTTCTATCGTATTATAGATGGGGTCGTAGAGTCTCTTAATGGAGAACAGCGTAGGGACACCAACTCACTCATTAGAGAGTATGTTGGAACGTATGATGACTTTGTACTAACCGCTATGTCAACTCAATCAAATAATAGTGGATTTATTGACAAGTCACAAAAAGAACGTAAAGAGCTTCTTGCTCAATTCTTGGACATGGATGTGTTTGAGGGGTTGTATCAAATTGCAAGTGAGGAGATTAGAGAACTATCAGCTCTTCTAAAAGATTACAAGAATCAAGACTTACCAACTCAGTTAGCTGAGGCGGAAGAAGTATTGACATCAACTGATGGGTCGTTAATAAAATACCAAAATAAAAAATCTAAATTAGAAACCAACCGCGATGTAGTTAATACTAAAATCGAGTTTGACATGGGTAATTTAAAACCCGTTGAAGACATTCGTGATTTACAAACAATCCAATTGGAATTGGAGTCACTTCAAAAAATCAGAGATATACAATCCACCGATTGTAATTTTAATCTAGCAGAAGTTAAAAAGATTGAAACGTTACAATTGGATATTCAATCTAAACTTGATAAAATTGACATTAACTCACTTAGAGAAAAAGAAATACAATATAAATTGTATGATACTGAATTTAATGAAATGGGAACCCAATTAGATAAATTGGAGTCTGAGATAATTCATGCTAAAGAACATTTAGATGGTATCGGGTCATTGACATTTGATGATAAGTGTAATCATTGTATTGAAAACAAAAATACACCATTTGCAAAACAGGCAGATACTTTAGAAAAAAAGATAAAATCATTAGGGAGTGACTATTCTAAAGTAGTAACTAAACGATTGGAAATTTTGGACATCCGTAGTAAGTGTGATGTCACTACGGAGTTGAAACTTTGGAATGACCATTCCGACGAACTTTTAAAATTAGATAAGGAATGGGTAAGGTTAAATAAATTATACGACTCATGTATTGCCTTAGTAAAAGATTACGATTCTGAAATAAAAGAATTAGAGAGAACCTTACAAAAAGCTAAAGACCAAGAACAGGCGGTAGCTCATAATAAGGTGATTATAGAAAAGATAAAATCTTTTAAAGTAACTCGAAGTCAATTAGATGATTCAATAAAAGAAGTAACTGATGAACTTATGAATGTCAATTCGGAAATTAAATTAGCCGAAAAGACAATCGAGATGGTTAACCAGTCTATCAATAAACTTCGTGAAATGGAAACTAAGTTTGATGGGTATGAGTACTATCTGAAATGTGTGAAACGTGATGGTATTCCATACAATTTAATCTCAGATGTATTACCAAAGTTAGAAATAGAAATTAACAACATCTTACAACCGATAGTTGATTTTGAAATCCTACTTAATACTGATGGTAAAAATATCAACTCATATATTGCATATGGTGATACTGAGTTTTGGCCATTAGAGCTTACAAGTGGTATGGAAAAGTTCATTTCATCTATAGCAATTAGAACTGCGTTGATTAACGTATCCAATTTACCACGACCAAACTTTATCGCTATTGACGAAGGATTTGGTTCATTAGACACGGACAACTTTAATTCTCTATATTTATTATTTGATTACTTAAAGACTCAGTTCGATTTTATCATCACAATATCTCACATTGACAAGACAAGAGACATGGTGGACCAAATAATTGATATCAATAAAGTTCGTGGGTTCTCTAAAGTATCATATATATAAGAAAGTGATGGAGTGCATTAATGGCATTAGAACTAAAAAAGCGGTCTAAAGAATACTTAAACAAAGTAACAAATGTTACCGATGTGTCAACTGATATCGGCATTCGGTTATTTGGCATTACTTCGTTTCCCGAATATCTTGGTGAAGGTAAAAACTCATTTAAGATAAAACCAACTCGATTGCAAAATGGTAGTCCTATACAAATTGAAATAATCGATGTAAACGGAAATCCAATTTATTGGGAAACTACCGACTACAAGGACTCTGATAAATCAAGTCTAATTTCAATTTGGGTATACAATCTACCATCCAATAATCGATATGATACTCCTGATGGCCGTGCTGAACTAAGTATAATTGGAACTGGCGTTGATGGTAAGGCAGTTCGTTGGAAGCAAATTATAAATGTAGTAAAGTCAAAGCAATCACCATCGAAAATTATATTTAAACAATCGCAACCCCCATCGATGATAGTGTCATCGAGTGTTGATGTGTTTACAAACATACCACAATCAAATGGGATACTTACACCAACCATAGTATCTACACCTCTAACATACAAAAAATCATTGTATGGTAATTCCACTTCGTTTGAAAGTACAACTCCAATTTTTAACCAAGAAATGGTGGGTGGTGAACTAAACTTAGATATGGGTGCAGTTGTATTATTCCCAAGGTTAACAGGCGGCCAACTACAACCAACATCACTAACGTCAAGTATAACATCAGTAGTATCATCAACTATACTACAAGTAGAATCGCCAATTACAACAAGTGACGTTAGACGAGATGGGTCGATACATACATACGAATATTCAGATGGTACAATTCCAACTGAAATAAAATATTATTCCACAGCATCTAATTCGACAACTCAAAACCAAATTGCATTTGCAAACATCACGGTTTCACAATTGAGTCCAATTGCTGGTAGAATTTTTGCAATTCGTACTTCAATAAAATCTCAAGGACTGCCTGCTTCTAATTATGAAACAATTGCGGAAACAACAATAGATAATACATCAAGTGTTTTTTATAAAGTACCGGTTCCAACAGAACAATTAAAAGACCCAAAGACGTTAAGATTACAATTTGTAAATCAAATTGGAGATGTCTCTACTGTAGAGATTATAAAATCAAATGTTGTTTTTGAGGGTGGTAACGTTTATATAGGTGGTGACCAATCTTTAATAACAGGCTCATTTAATATAGGTAACGCCATTGGAACTGGTATTGAGATGGCAGGTAATTCAAGTGGTTATCTTAAATCAGTTGGGTACGATGGATTTACAAACGCATTAAACGGAAGCGGTCCTGGTGGATTCCTTTTATTTAGTGGTAGTGGGAATTTAAATGTAGGTTCAGATACATATGATGGTGTCGGATTAGACCTTGTTGCAAATTCAAGTTCATACTTTAGATACACAACCAATGGTGGTGGTAATCTTGATATTAGAACTGATTCATTCTTTATAGGAAATCCAAACACTCAGTTTATTAGTGGTGCTGCTTCCAACATAGAAATTAGTTCATCATTCTTTCACCTCAATCCAAAGGATAATGAGGCTATTATAGGTGGATTTGTAGTTACACCAACTTCTATTAGTTCCTCATTGGTTATAACTGGCCTTGGTACACCCCTTGCTTTAAAAGCTAATGGTGATATGACCGGTTCTAATGTTTTAATTAGACAACGAGTCGGAACAACAAATTACACGTTACTTGACACAAAATTAGGTCTTATAGATGCTAGAAATGTTGGTAGACAAATCGTATCTGATAGTACTGAATATGTTAGACAAAATATCAATGATAATTCTACATATACAATAGTATCTGAATATCCAGTTACATTTCTACCATATGAAACTAAACTTGGTATTTCGTTTTCCTTAAAAGGTATATCAGCTAATAATACTGATAGTAGGGTTGTTTCGTTGGCTAGATTCTATATAGCAGGCGCATTAACGGGCTCGAATGCTTATGACCTATTTG